CTTATAGAAAATATCATGATTACCAACAATAATGTATACTTTAATACCTCGTTCCTTGAGAGGATCAAAGAACACTCTTTTAGCCCATTGAAGGCTCCAGTAATCAATCCCTTTGCGAACATCAAAGGTGTCCCCAAGGTGAATGACGGTATCGATGCCATTTTCGTCTAGCGTAGGAAAGAATACTTCGTTATAAAAGCGCTCAAAGTAATCGTGGAATACTTGGCTACCTTTACGGACACCGAAGTGAGTGTCTGTTATTAGAGCAACCTTATGCTCTGCCATATTTCTGCAGGAATGCTACATCTAGATTATAGTCGTATTCCTCTTCAGTTTCAAGTCCCTGGTACGCTTCTCTGTACTCATCCAGAGCCTCCGCTACCTCTTGACCTGGTGTCTGCTGGCTGTCAGGAATCTGCTGTGGCATAGGAGTCCGCAAATCATTACGCGTGACTTGGTCAATCTGTTTCTCCACCTGAGCGTCTCGTGCTAGGAGAGACTTGAAGGGGGAATCCATATCCAACTTCAATCCCTTACGGGTACCATCGTCCTGTGCCCTACCCATGGTGGCAGCCATGTCCGCCTTGTCCTGGATGTTTGCCATGTCCATACGACCATGAACCTGCTGGTGTGCAATCTCAATAGGCACACCCTGGTTCCTTAACTCATCCACCTCTGCCCTTGCTTGAATAACTGGATGCTGAAAAACATTGCTGTTATGTGTACCCGGAGTACCCATAGCAAAGTCTCCAGCGCTGTTCCTAAGCTCCGGCTTGGCCATCACATTCATATCATTCTCATAGAGATCGAATAGTTCTTGGAGTGGGTGCATTCTAATAACCTTTAATAGTATTAGGTCTTATTAAAGGTTATTAGATTTCCTTTGAATAAGGTATATACTTTAATAAGACCTATATGGTTATTTATTCCCTTTTCGTCTTTGATCTACATTATCCTTAATGGCATTGTACTCTGAGCTGCTACCCATTTGGTCGCCCTCAAAGAACTCCTCAAAGCCTGACTTGGAAATGATCTTGTCACAAATTTCTAGTTGTCTTTTCTCTTTACCGATGCGCCTAATGAAAGCGTACCAACATACCTGAGTAAAATAAGAGAATGGATTGGCAGATTTGGCGGGGTCAAAGTTACCACAATAAACCACGCAGTTCTCAACCGCATCCATCACCATGTCTTGACGATACATGTAGTTGGAGAAGTTAGGTCTCATTGACAGGTGCTCTGCAATGTCTAGGAAGCACTTACCAATGTACCGAGGGATTGGAGGACGAGGTTCTCCTTCTTCTTTTGCCTGTTCGCATTTGCTCCGGTATGAAACAAGTGCAGCAAAGAACTCTTTGTTGTCAATGAAGTTATTCTTCTTGCGCTTCTTTGGCGCAGGTGTTGTTGTCATAATGCTGTTGTACCTATGGTTATTATATCACAAATCACTCAGGAATGTCAGGGGAGGCGTCAAACATTTCCTTAAGCCTGTCTCTCATGCTTTCTATCTTACCTACATACCCTGTGTTCTTCTTGGACTCTACCTTTCTTCTTATAGGTGATGCAACCCGTGCTGCTATCAGTGCTTTCTTATAAAAGTCCACACCAAACTTATCCAACTCGGACATACATATCACATGGTTCTTAAAGACGATAGTCATATCCTCATTAGAATACAACAACCACTTCTTTGGAACCAGTCCACTCATCACTATACCTTTCTCTTGATCTATCTGAGTGTTCTCACTTATAATAATAGGGTTATGTAACACAAAGAACTTCTCACCATGTTCTTCCGTTGGGAAGACTTCAGAAAGGACTTCCTCTCCGGTTGTAATCTTTATCGTGGCGTAAAAGTTCTCGTTCATAGAAGTACCCCCTTGGAGCTATTTAGATTGATCTCTGTCATTCGGTAAGTAAAGTTCTCATTAACATAATACTTAATCCGTTCACTCAAATGATTGAGTGTAAAATTATTGCGGGTTCCCTGCGCTCTGAAGTCGTCAGCGATGTCCCACAGGAGCACGGAGTCCTTTCCTTTGGCTTTCCTTAAACCCCTGCCTATGGATTGTAGCACACGGATGCGAGACTTGGAAGGGGAAGCAAACACTACATGGTGTAAGTTCTTAATGTTCACACCAGTAGACATGGTTCCATAGGATCCTAGGATAATATTGTCACTAGATTCCTCAGCTACCCTCCTAACATTCTCCCGTGTCATAACATCTACACCACCATGGATAAGGTGAACAGGCTTATCGGTATTTTCTATAATTCTATCTGCAAGGGGGATGCCGTGTCCCTCGACCCTGGTAAATAAAACTAACACATTTCCCTTTAGCCCTGTGGACAGGTCCGTTATGAACTGATTCCTCTCCTCGTCCTCCCCAATGTGTTCTATCTCGTCGTTGTAAGTAGCAAACACCTGGGGGCGATGCTTCAATGTTATAATCTCACACTTCAACTGAGCAAGGAAACCTTTGTCCATTAAGTCAGAAGATGATGTCGTCTTATAAGTTGGACCGAATGTTCCCTCCAAGATAAGCTTGTTGACATTCTTTCCGTCAAGGGTACCAGTGAACCCATACCTCCACTTAGCATCAGGACACTTCTTCATGATGCCCTGGAGTACCTTTGCCTTGAAGTTGTGGCACTCGTCTCCTATGACAGCGTCAAACTGAGAGTACCAACCCTTCTGGAGTCCGTAGATAGACTGCCAGGTTGAGATGGTTACTGGTGCTGTGGTGTCCAGAGAGTGTCCCTGGTAAATCTTATGGACATTATCTGGGCTCCACCCATAGTCAATGAAGTCCTTTGACATCTGTTCAACCAAGGACTTGGTTGGCACTACGATAAGGGCTCGCTTGCCTATGGACTTCAGGTAACGGGAGATGCCGTATATCATAAGAGACTTACCTGACCCCGTGGGTGAGACGATAGTCTTCCTGAACTCTTTCAGTGCATGGAATACAGTCTCCACCTGGTAGTCCCGTGGCTTGACAGAAGATATCTTATTCATGAAGAGTTCCACCCCCTCAAAGAACACCTTCTCGTCTACCTGATAAGGGACTCCGTAATACTCGTTGTTCTTAAAGTCCCAGGAGTAGTTGTGCTTATCCAACCACTTACACAAGCGGTAGGTAAGACCGGCTGGGAGTGTCTGCTTTGTAACACTACAAAGTCTTATCTTCCCATCCCAGTACTTCTTCCTGTACGCAGGAGCAAACGACGCTCCCTCTACATCAAAAGAGAATGCTTCCTGTAGCTCATACAATACATGTTGATCGCAGTCAAGATGAACATCCAATTCGTTCTTCTTACTTATAATTACATCAGACATCTACTACCTCAATGTGTGATAATTTACCAATATTCGTTTGCCATATGTACCTTGCCTCATCATAAGACTCCACTGTCACACTGACCCCATGCTTGTGATATAACTTATAGTGGTGACGGTCATATGGCTCTTCACTTGTGGATGAAAACGTTTTCATTTGGGGTTATACGGCCAGGTAAGATGCATACCCGTAACCAATAGAATGATAAAGAAGAAAACATATGCTGTTGCCATTAGACACCCCCCACAAAGGTACGCCATTGAATCATGTTCTTAATATTATAAGACATTTGGTGTACTTGTTTAAGTATCTCGTTAAGAACTCCTAACACTGTGTCATAATACTCTAGCTTCATTTCGGCGTTCATGATGTCCTTATCCACCTGTACCCAGTGAATAACATCAGACTTGATTACCTTGTGAGGAAAGGGCTGTGCCTCATACTCTTCAGGTGCTGCCTTGCCAGAGTAGTACAACCACTTGGAGTGTTGTAGTTTCTTTAACTCTTGTGCTTTCTTTTTAGATAATAATGTATACTCAGAGCGAAGGCATAGATACTTCTGGTGTAACTGAGGAATCTTAAGTGATGCCTGGTCCAGCATCACATCATCAATTACACTATCTTTTTCCCACATGCTCTGGATTTTCTCCAGGTCCATAATTAAGGTGCTAAGTCGTTTCCTAGGTAAGATCTACGATAAGTTGGTCTCATAGTGACATCAGTTGCAGTTGCCGCTTCATAGATGAAGTAGTCATAGTAAGTATACTTTAAACTACACTCAGCTGTAAAGTAATTTATGTCAGGTACAGAGGCGTCAAAGTTCAGGGTAGTGAGTGACGAAGGCCATGCATCATGGAATACAAACTCAGCAACTGGTTGGTAATTGCTTGAGAGAATAAAAAGAGAACAATCGGATCTCCACTGGTTTTCATACCCACCTAATTCTGATTTGTTTTGTGTTAATAACCTCTCTTCTATGGGAGGAGGATTGATACTCTTTATTCTTCCCCTGCTCATGGTGAACTCCTTAGAGGAGAAAGGTGTTGCCAACTCTCTCATCCAGTCATGCACCTGGTACCAGTTCTTCATGTTCTCATCTACCAGGAACCTGATAAACAAGTCTTCATAATAAAGCTCGTCCCCAGGCTGTGGAATCTTATTGAATCTTGTGGTCTGGTTTGCTGCCTCCATAGAGATAGCAGGGATTGATGCCGACTGACAAAAGAAGTCCACACCACGAAGCTTATTGACAGAGAACTTAAACCCAATAGGGGAAAGGAAGTTCCTGTTCTCAATGGAGAAGTTCTGCTCCACCGGGGGCATAGAATAGTTGTCAGACTGCTGTGCCATATTAGTCCTGTGTCTGGAATTGATGGTCCATAATAACAGCAAACATTCTATTCTTCATAAAATACAACCACTGCTGCTCCTCTACAGGACGCTTGGGTGAGCCTGGCCACATTTCTAAAGAGAAACATATCCAACTATACATTAGTTTAGCCTCCTCAATACCCATACGGATATCGCAGTGCCACTCTCCTTCCCAGTCGTAATCTTGTTCCATATGATTATTTAGACGAAAAAAGGGAGCCCTTGCAGGCTCCCCGTTAGTATCCCGTTGGATACGAACTCTTTAAATCACATCAGGTTAAGGATGGATACGCGACGATAGTAGCGGTTGGTGTTGTCAGACAGACGACCGAGGCCTTGGTTTGCACCATTGATGCCGCCGATAGGACCTTCAGCATAAGGGTTGGCGATAA